CAACCTTGAGCCGGAACTCAATAGAGACGCAGCCGGCCGGCGTCGTGAACGTCGTCTCGTTCCGGCGCACCTTATCATCAACGTTGAAGTCGAGCGCCAATGCGGCGGAACCAATCACAGCTGTGTTTGTTACGTCAAAGATCTCGACATCACCGAACGCATTGACGCCAGTATCGCCGCGGCCTGCAAACAAGCTCCATGCGTAATCGGTCTCTGCGAGAACCGTGATTGTCTGCTTACGACCCTCGACTCCACCCGCTGCGGCAATCGTGTTCATTGTCTGTGTACCGTCAGGCGCCTCGTTGGCATTGGCGACACTGGTCGGCGTTCCTATGTCAACATAGTCAGTGCCGGTCGCAGCCTCTTCACTTCCTTTGCATAGATTTGTTGCAGCATCTTCGACAAATATTCCGAGCTTGCTTGCGTGTGTGTGGACGCTATTATATCCGCTCGCGAACTGGCCCGGGCCGTACTTGCCCACGCGGTCGCCGTAGGACGAGTCATCGCCTACGATCGGGCACGCCAAGCTCGCGCGGGTGTACGTGTCGAGCTCGGGGGTCGTGTTCTGTGTGGCATGCGTCCAGAAGGCGTCGAGGTCGCTCTGGCCGAGGCCCTCGGCGTCGGCGCCCTCGAAGATCGCGCAATAGGCGATATCTACCTTAGCCCCCTGCGTTCTGGATGCTCCCAAGGAGAACCCGACCGTTGACGTAAGGTCTATCGTTCCCGCAATTGTCCCCGAGTCGCTGCCCTGGTCAGTGAAGAGTTTTACGTCTCCAGTGTTGCGGTCAATCATTGTGAGCGCGGCGTGCCAAGCATCATCCTGGTAATCGTAGGCCGCGTCTTGAACTGCGCCGGATACGGTGCCGGAATCTTCCCCGGACCAACCCCAAGTAATGCGACCACCAGTCTGTGTCGTTATCCAGTAGCCATGCGGCGGTGTCGTTTGTCGCTTGCCAAATAGGTAAAGAGTCGTAGATGATGGGTGGAGACGGAATACGAGTAGCACAGCGATTGACGTAGTAGGAGCGTCGAACGGCGTTGCGCTCGCTGCTAGGAACTTCTGGTTTGTCGCATCATCGAAGGCTACACACTTCTTGTTGTAAGTATTTGTGCCGTCGTAGAACCCGACAGATGTTCGTCCCTGGTGGGGGGAGGTGGTCGGCACCAATGCGGTACTCGCAACCTCCCCGATAAGGTTTCCAGACGTCTCATCACAGAGCCAGATCTCGCTAGCAGTTCGCCCTGGGATCACACTCCCCGCCTGGTCCGGGAATGCCTGCTGAGCCGGCTCGCGGAAGTCTAGGTCTAGTAGCAGTTCGATGAACGCGCCCCTAAAAAATGCAACCGGTTTAACAACTGGACTCATCTTAACTCATATCCTGCACAAATGATCCAAGGAAACTAGTGCCATCCCAGAGACCACTGACAATATCTATAGAACCTGAAGTCAGAGCAAGAACCGGCGCTACTCCACTCGGCCACTTGAATACTGAATCATATGTCACCGCAAAGTCTGGTGTTGTGGCGTGCTGGGTTACTTTCATTAGTACCGTCATTCCTGCTTCCATCGATGTTGGTGCTTGTATCTGTACATCATCACTAAGTACTAAATCCCACACTGTTCCGTGCGTTACTGCATCCGGTGTCACACTACCGCTTGTTGCAAGCACGCCAAATGACGCTGATAGTTTGTTGCCGTCGATCTCATCTGCACCACCAAGTTCGAGCTGTGTCGAAACATCGATGTATGTACCAGCCACGCTTATATCACCAATGACACTCACGTCACCTGCTGAATCCACAGAGAAGCGATCGACAAAACCAGCGCTGTTTATGTTGCTGAACAAGTGCCATGCGCCGGTCGGATTTGCTGCGCCTTGCACTGGAATGATCTGCTGTGCGAATTGGACCTCTTGGCTTGAGGCAGTTACATTAGTCTTCCAGCCTTGACCTTCAAGCATGAACATCGGGCTGTACTGCTGTGCACCGGCGGTGGCGGCTGTGTCATTCGTGCAGCTCAACCCGACATCGGCATCCGTCGAAGAAGCCGCGACATTGTCAGGGCCTATTCCTTCGATTTTAAACCCGCTTGCGAGCACGTCGTCCCTCAGTGATATCGCTGATGACGTATAGCGCATCTTCTCGATACCGCCTGCGATAATCGAGACTGCGCCAGCGACGACGGCGCCGATGCCTCCAGTTGTGTCGGAGCGGTCCGGGCAGAGAGTGGGGTTATTAAACGCCGGCGCCTCATTGAGCATCGCCGGGCCGTTGGCGTCCTTCGTAAAGAAGTTGGCGCCGTAGACATCACCCCAGTGTCGCGATGTAGTTCCTAGGTCTAGACCGGTCACATCGATATTTGGCCTCATGCTTGAACTGTCTACAAAGACCTCAGCGTTGCCACCAACAGCGAAGGTTATTTGCGTAAAACCGTTGACAGATGTATTACCGCCAGCCTCTGCCCTGACAGCATAGTGTGTAAGATCTTCTCTTTGATCGAAGTGGCTAAAATATGCGGTATCTGTCACAGGTGAGGAAAATGCTGCACGCCCGAAGACGAAAGTCGAATCCGTGTCCGGTGCTGCGTTGATAACTCTCGGGTCTGTAATGGTTACGTTTGTGTCACCAGTCGGTGCTGCATCAATGAACAGTGTGGACGCCACAGCAATCGTGTCGCCACCGCCGTCGTCACTTGTGTACGTCGGTGCAAGGATACGTACTGCTGTTTGATCAGTGGTAACATCCACGAAGTTGATCGACGGTGACAGGTCGAACAGCGCGCTGGTCGCGTCCGCATCTGCGAGATTCGTGTGTGGTGCTCCAGTGATTTTGAATGCATTAGGCGTTCCGCTGGTTCTCGTCGCCTGAAGAATACCTACGCTAGCCAGATTCGAAAACGTTGCAGTGGCGGAGATGTTGCCAAACGTCAGTCTTGGTAAGCCAGCCACTACACAATAGAGGTTGTTCGCTGCGCTCGACAGTCCGGTGGTCAGGTTCGCCCTGTCCGGGATGATAGTCGGATTGATCGTCGATGCCGCCTCGTTGAGGATTGCCGGGCCGTTGGCGTCGGCCGCCTGGATTGAACCACCGAATGTGAGATCAGTGCCATCAAATATAAGATTCGCATTTTCAGCAACTTGGTTGCTTCCATCTTCATATACTACACGATTTGCTGTACCACCATTGATCGGCGCTCCAATAGAAAACCCACTTGCACCACCCGGTCTAGAATCTGCCGTTCCATCGAAGTGAATGTAATAACCCTCAGATCCACTATCAATGATTGTTCCAATTTTACGATCTACAACATCGAGGAATGGACTAATGATACCGTCTGATCGAGCAAATACATCATCACCGATCTTTGCATCTAATGATGAAGTTAGCGGTCCGAATAGACCTGTATGACGTGCAATAAAGAAACTGCCAGAAGCTGGATCTCCTGGAATCCCTGCTGTCGAGCCAGACACCACAATGTCAGAGCCTGTAATTGACGTGCCCTCCACCACGTAGAGACTGCTCTGGAAGCTCCCAGTCGCTTCACCTGACACTTTAGCGAATTCGAGTAAGCGCTCCTCACCAGGCAACCCAGGTTGGACTCGAAGCGAACCAGACGGCCTGATGAGATCACCTCTCTGGAGAGCTTCCTGTGCAAGACCGACAACAAACTGGCCCTCACCGAGCATGTCATTGACTACAGATGTTAATTCCTGCTGAGCTCGAGCCCAACCAAAGCTACCTGATCTCTCTGTCTTCTCACCTGCAGCAGGAGAACTAAGGTTTGACTTCTGGTGCCTAAATGCTATGATTGCTGAACTTGTGAGAGAGACATCTGCGTCGACAATATTGAGAACAAGATAATTGCCTTCCTTACTTCCGGTCAGAGTTGTACTGAATGCTACCGGATCAGTAAATCCATCATAACTGCCTGATGGTTGGCTACCTGTAGCTGCAACCCATAAGATAGTTGACTCACCGCCATCACCATCGTTATCGAGAGTTACTGCAGAACCTATGACAGCTTCATAGTATGAACCTGTGATACCATTTATGACAATTTGTGATTGCGCCATTCTGATTAATTACCTTAAAACAAAGAACATGTACAGTTATTCTCCAGTGAATGGAAAAACCTCAATGCCAAACTCGTTTTTATTTCTCTCAAGATCATTTTTTATGCTATCGGGCACACCTGTAGATGTAGACTTTATTGATCCAGATACAAATGTACTCGGAGCGTCAGTCTGAGAAGGAAATCTTCCACCAGGTCTAGACATTATACTATGAACCGCCACCGATCAAAAGCGGGAATTTCTTACCTGACTTATCTTTGTTTCTTCCGAATCTCGTCCAGACTTCAATCCTACCCTCAGGAACAAATTGTGTTTCTTGGTTTTTCCTTCTCTCATATGTCACTTTTGGACGTTCTAGCATGTGGCTCTCTACCACGAACTCATCGCCGATGAAATATGCACGAGCGGGAATTAGTTTCTTCACCATCTCGATAAATGTTCGATCGAAGAATTCAAGCATATCTGCAAAAATAGTGAAGTTCAAACGACCTTGCAGACGCTTGAAGTAATTGTCTCGAAGTATTCGAATATCATCATAATGAATTCGATACTTGTTTGCCGGGAATCCGATTGCTTGGTTTAATTCGTCGAGTGATACAAGCATCTGAACGATATCTTCATTTAATGCATCGATCATATTGAACTCTAGACTGACGATCTTCAAGTCATTAACGAAATCGGATCTTTTTAGTGTCGTTGTATTGAATGTACGAACTTTATCTTCATTCCATCCAAAGTCTAGTGATGCGATATAGTGGTATCTATTCAAAAACTTCTTGTAACTTTGTTGATCTGAAGCAAATAATAGACCATTAAGAAAACCTAAAGGATCTGGTATTGCAAGATTTTCGATATCTGAGATAAGAGTACCGACACTTTCATCTCCGCCATTAAGCCTTAGGTGAATCTTAAGATCACTAAGGTTTTCGTTAATGTCGTTAACGCCATAGCTTTGAAAGTTTATAGCATGATCATCAAGCTCATCTTTCGTTAAAACTCGATCCCAATATCTAATTTCTTGAGCCCAAAACTGACTCTGTGTAGTTTTACCAAGTGATGAACCGACACCATGTGTATCCGAACCGATGCCGCCGACTGTAATACTATTCCATTTTCCAACAAATATCTGACCACTTTCAACACTACCAGAACTTCCCACGGCAGATAAATCTATATCTCCACTTTCATCAATATGGCGTACTTCGATCGATATTGATGAACTCAATTGATTTTTAATAATAGCAACGTTGTACCACTCGTTGTTAAATATCCCTATGCTATCTGTCTTTATATTAAGACTAAGTGAATCAGAAGAAGAAAGAGCAAGAGTTCCTGTATGCGATCCAACACTATCTTTATGGTACCACAACCCCATACCTGTTGCTGCAGTGAAATCGCCTGTAGACATTAAAAAACCCTCTGTGAGAGTTGCTTGAATATCTGTCGAGGAAGTTAAAGGAAATCTAAATCTACCTTCTAGAGTAAAACTACCTGTGCCTTGAAATGATCCTGCCCCTAGTGGAAACCTAGCTTCAACACGACTAAGAACCGATCCTGACCCGAACCCAAGAGCATATACTGATTTATCTGCCGTTATTCGTTTAGTTTGAATGCTCACTTCTGGCTGGTGACTATACTCCTTTAATCTTACGAAATTTTCATTGACACCATATGCTCTTAGAAGAGACTTAACACTCTCACGTGTACCTTTCGTTTTATATAAGTGCATGAGGTTAATGAGTGTCCTTCGCCAGAACTCATTTTTAATCTCAAATAATTTCTTATCAAGATCCTCATTCGACTGAACATTCTTGAGCACAGATCTTCCGATCAGATATTGGAATGCATCAGTATTCAAGAAGTTGCCAGTAAACTCCCAACCAAAGAATTTCGCAACAACGTCAAGTAATGCGTCAGGTGTTTGATCGAAATCGCTGTAGTTAACTTTTAGAACATTGATAAACTGATCGATGTTAGACTTGATTATATCGTAATGACGAGCTGCGATGAGGACGAAGTTCTTAAGAACATCTGTCTGACCCTGTTGCAGCTCTTCAAGTTTAAAGAAATTCTCAGGCAACATGTCGGTAATTTTATTGCTGTTCTGTCTGTCGTAAGCACTTCCAGATGCCTGCTGCACAGCGATATATTCTGATATATCCGAAGTATTGAGGTTTAGAATTAGATCTGGATCCTCTCTAACCAAAAATGTGCCGCTGTGTCTTAGTGCACTGTGATAGTTTTGAATACGACCATTTAATCCATGACCTGAATAGTCGAGAGCAATCTTGTTGTCTTCATTTTCGAATGCTGATCCCGTTGTGTTGAATCTATACAACGCATTGAGGTTCTTCTGTGCGAATTGTTTTACATTGAATGATGAGCTAATCTCCTGTATAGTTCGTGCCTTATTCCAGATCTTTACGTCATCTATAGATCCTGTAAACCATACATTTAATCCAGCCGTAACGGCCGGTAGTTCTAATGTACCAGAACCAATGTAGAGATTCTCAGCAGGAATGTCAAGGGCCTCATGTATATTAATTGAAGCAGACTGGGCTATGACTGGAAATTCTGTTTGACTGCCTGTTAAAATCGCAATTGAACCAGTAAACGATGATCGATTAAAGATACCTGCAACATATTGAATAGTACTAGGAGCAAATGGTGTTGAAACTGAATCTGCAACAGAACCTGACCTTACCATGAATGTTATGTTTGAGCCAGTCAGGAACAGAGAGTAACCGTAGCGTTCCGTCGATGATGAGCCGCTCATCTTTTGGATAAGCATCTGGAAATCGTCTGTGCCCGTTAGAGCAACAGACGGTTCATACCACATCTCAACAGTCAGCGAACCGGTTCCAGGACTCAGCAGACCATTTTTTGCCTTGCCGTTCTCACTGCCAATGTCTTCAATGGCGACGTATGACTTAGCAATCGTTGGATCGATCCTTAAGTGACCAACAGACTTCGGCCAAGCTTTAACTACATGTTGTTGATATTGGTCTAAGTCATTTTCGAATCTCTCAATGTTTTCACATGTCCCGTCAAAAGGATATTCATTGAGTATCTTCTCACCAGTAATATTGAAATAATCAAGTGCTGAGTTGAAGAATACAAAGTTGTCAAAATCAGAATAGTCGATCTTTAGACGCGTCGTTTCAAGGTTAGAAATACGTTCAAGAATTAATCCTTGCTCTTCCTCATTACTAGAAATTGTTTCAAGAGTATGCGGATCGGTGGCTACAAGTCCGGACTCAATTTTTAACTGATCTCTAAAGAGATCAAATAGATCATTCGCCACTTCCACTCACCTCACAGAATTCAATAAACTCATCCACGAGCTCATCATACTCTTTTTCAGACAATTCATTACATTCTAAGCAGTATGTTTCACAGCTTCCTCGAAGCTCATCTTCATATTCTCTTCTTGTCTTGTATTTGAACTCCACTATATGACCCTAAACCTAAAGTCTTGATTGACTTTTTGTAGTTGTCCATCAATCTCAAAGAAAAACACGAGATTATACACTTCTCTCTGTGATAGACTGCTCATAAAGAATTTGAAGTAGTTTCCATTCTTATCATATGACAATCTAGTAGTTTCTAATGTTCCTGTGCCAAGAGGAATTACATTTTTCTCAGTAAGTGCATTGTCAACACGATAATATCCCTTTGTGATGACAGTGTTGCCCATTTTAAGAGATCCTGTTAGTACAACTGCAGGATTATAGGATCTTGTACGAACAAAGAGATTAAAGCGAATATCTTCATTTAACTCATACTCTTTTTTAAGATTCTTTACACTAACGACATGCTGTTCTTGCTTGTTTTCCTCGAATGGACCATCTTTAAATGGTGTAAACGTACCAGTTAAATATGATACGCTTGACGAGTGCCAAACATCATTAAATCTTGAACCAGAATATGATGCAGACGTAAATGTGAATGATGCACTGTATATTCCTGTCAATCCAGTGTGAGATCCAGATATTTGTTGGATAAATGAACCGCTTGGGTCTTGGATTGTTACTGTTAAGACTTCACCGGATGTCCCGATTCCAGCAATATTTGCTAAAGTTCCTTTTGATTTATTGTAGAGGAATAACGTGTTTGAAGCATCGAAAGCAAGATTATCCCTATCATCCTTTAGTGAATCATCCCATCTCATTTCAATGGATGGTCTTTTATCTAAGAAATTTGTTTCACGACCATGAAATTTCTTTCTAAAGTAATTGATACTATCAGTTTCTTCTGCATCTGTGAGCTTGAGTAAGAAACCATTATTTGGAAGACCACCAGTTAACCAAGCACCTACAATATTTGTTACATCAACCTCTATATCTTCATTCCCTGTTACAAACGATGCAGTATTAATCGAAGTCGTAAGGAAATCACTTCCAGTTGTTGTCCAAAGAATTGCTCGTGTCGCTTTATCCCAGTTTGCCTCTCCTTTATCGAGATATTCTTCATGGTCAATACCAACACCCTCTGTCCAGGATTGTGACAAAGGTATAATGTCAAGATCAAAGCTTGTTGGAACCGTATCAACGTGGATCGCGTTAGTCATCCTAAGCACGTACGTAGAACCGGTTGATGGAGCTCTACCAGATGCTGTGAGTGCAGCTATTCCAGATAAATCAAACTGAAGTAGTGTCCTTGCAAGACTAGCCGTCGCGGTTACTGTCAAAGATCCAGAAATTCCTCTCTTCTTGAAGATCTCAAGTATCTCAGATGCACCGAAGTTTGATCCAGTCATCTGTACAGCATTTTTCTGCACATTCGTAATAAATGTGTCTTTCTCAGGGTATATTCTGAAGATCGCCATTATTTTGCCACACCGGAAATATCTTTATTCGGGTATTTGATCTCAAAGATCGCATTATCTGGACAGTAAACAATGTTATTATTTGTTTGTGATTGGACGTCAAACCTCGACTGCGAAAAGCCAAAACCATCTACTGTACCAAACACATTCCTGAATTTTAACTCATAAACTGAAATCACGCCCAGCACGCTCTGTAATTCAGCAGATAGATCAGACAAGACAATTGGTTGACCAATCTGCTGTCTATCAATATCGAAGTAATCCTTGCTTACAGACAAGCACTTGGCTAAAACCTCTGATCTATTGAACTTTGGTGCTACAACAATACCAAAATCAAACTTCAAGTTTATGATATCACCGTCGAGGATATTAACACCATCAGTAATCATCCTAAACTGTGATACATATCTCATGATATTTTTCTTGAGACCTTGAGATGCGACATCAAGCTGTCCATTTTGGTCTTTTGTTAGAATATGCATATCAAGTGCGAGTGAATTAGCGTTATTTCGCTTAACAAAGACCTTATCAGGCTTCCCGAATTTCTCAGGAAGCGTCATAATCCTCGCAATAAAGTCCTCTTTAGTCACAACGCGATTTTGCGTTGCAAAAAACGCGCCCGCGTTAGCTTTTACTTCACTAATTGTTTCAATTGAACTGCCGCCGTCGGTTTTTGTTAGGTTAATACATTCAATCGAGTTGTTAACCGCTGATTTCTTGGCTGTGTCAAGGTTTGTTGAGCTGAAAGTGAGTGTTGCATTTTCAACATTCTTTATTGCGCCTGCTGCTACATTTGTTTCACTGCCGCCGCCGACTCTATACCGGACAGTGACAGTCACGTTGAATGGGCTAAGCCCCAAACTACGCGTTTTTAGGAAATTCTGTGGATCTAGAGGGAATGTTGTAAACGTTTTGCGGCCTGCAAGTGGAAGTGCAAGGTCAGCGAGGTTTGGAATGAGCTCATCATCGAAATTAATGCCGTCACCGGAACCAAATATCAATGATGTCTTACGTGTCTCTGGATTTCTATCAGTTATGAAGCGTCTCGGAACAGTAAGCAGCTTAAGTGTGTACGGTACCTCACTGCTATCTGTGCCTGTATTCGTGTCACTGTCAAATACTGTATCCTGCGCAAGGAAATCAACCTCTGTCCATTCATTTCCATCACTATCAGTAACTGAAATTACTTCTAGTACGTCCTGTTCAGATAATTCAATTGTTTTAAATTGCTCGAAGTCACCAAGTATGAATGCGTCTGACTTTGTTTCACCCGCAATGACCTCAACAGACTTTCTAAGCGCAAAATGTGTTGGAAGACCGGTATTGCTGTCAAATTGCGAACCCGTGACTTCACGACCATCTGAAGCACTGAACACAATATCTTCAAGCGACTCGTATGGCTGACCATTGTTACTGCTGGCGCGGGCGCCTTTGACTAGTCGTGGAGAGAAAACGTCATCAGGGATAATTTCACCTTTTGTATTCGATGTCGATGGCACTTCAACCATGAAATGCAATTGTCCGCGGGCAGCGCGCGGACCTTTTGGTTTATAACCTAGGCTTTTTGCAAATGAAACGACATTCTTTTCTTGTCTAGCAGACTCTTGTTTAAGCTCATTAAATGATTGATCTAAGTAGAATGATAGCACATCACCGATATATGCATTGAGCTCAAGTAGTACCATACCTGGAGATGATTCGTTGAAGTCTTGAAACACTCCGCTATGGTGTGCTTGTGTGAACTTAATAAGATCACGCTTGAAACCATCAAAGTCTTTATTCAAGAACTTAATCGTCTTATCTTTGAGAAACTCAGCCATCTACATTAGTCTCCACTACGTCGTAACTATGAATGTCGAACGACCCTGAAGGTCTGGTTTGCTCGTTAGCCTGTATGCCATGACTACGCCGATCCCGTTCTCTGGTATTTCAGGTAGGTCATCTGAAAATAGTACATTGAGCTCATTTAATTCAACAAATGGAAGCCAAAGTGCCATCTGATTGTTGATTCGATCTGCGATTTGTCCCCTGAGTTCATTGCTATTCTTTTGCTGGAAGATGAACTCACGGAGATTGCATCCGAAATTGAAATGCATTACACGCTCGCCCCAGTTTGTTATAAGGATTGAGCGTATATCGTTCTCAACAGCTTCAAGCTCGGTCTCCGTTACTTGGAAATGACCAAGCGAGCCAGTCGTGACGTTGAATGGTACAGTAAATCCGATCGACATTCTACCGTAAGTAGGATGTCAGAACGGTATTTTAAGATGGCGCTTTAAGCTAGTTTAACTATTGCTGTAATTCCAGTAGATATGTTAGTAGTTGTTACCACAATTGTGGTCGTGTATCTATGGAGAGCGGCTGCCAGTTCACGTGCGGCGCGAGCTTTATCTTCCATATTTCGAATGATACCCGCAGCTATACCCAACTGAACAGCTGCACCTATAGCGGATGTCGTGATACCGGTGAATCCAGGACCTGCCCATACTGCAGGCGTCCAGTATGATATCATAGCTAGCTCAAGGCTAGCGAAAAACTGTCCAAACCCTACTGAGGCAAGCTGTGACTCAATGGTCACTTTAACTAGTCCTGAGGGCGTCGTCAGTCCTGCGACTGCTCCTTGAGCATAGTCATGGTATACCTTTGCCCAAGGAGCAGTCGCAGGACTGACGACG